GTGTAAACTAACGCTCTTCTTGTATCAAAATTACCCTCATAATCGTCTTCCATCGTGATTCCATCAAGAATCACGGGAACATTCATAATCTCATTGATTGAACCAAGAACTTTGATGGGAATTGTATATCCTGGAGCGAAATAAGGTAAAATCTGCTCAGTGATTTGGAGCATATCATCATTCAACTTTGTCATCGCTGACAACTCAAACGTCATATTGTAAGGAACTGGCATGTATGCCCTTTTAGTTTGTGAACCATCAGAAGCGGTTGCTACAAACTTCTGAGTCTTGGTAACTTTCCTTTCGGGGTCGTAAACGAGATCTGTAAATTCAAATGACATTCTAGGAAGAGTCATTTGAACAGGAGTGTTTAAGTTTGGTGTCTGCTCCAGTCTTGCTAAAAACTTTTGTGTAGGTCCATAGGCAAGAGGAACTTTGATGACACTCCAAACGTCATCATCATTATTTTTGTGCTTGATTTGAATGTCGTTAAATAACGAACCAAATGCAATGATTGTGGATCTTAAGATCTCGTTATAAAAATATTCAAACATGATCCCCAAATCGTATATGAATATACTACTATTTAACTATTTTTTAATTAGGGCATTCCAAATGGATTTCTTTCGGAAAAGTCAATAATTCCATCTGCTTCAGTTTCAATATTATCATTATCCGCATATGGTGTTACTAAATCATCAGTTGCAGTGTCAAATATCATAAACTTAGCACCAGATTCTGCTCCAGTGACATTTTCACCAACCTGGAATTCTCCAGATACGATGGAAATTTCCAATTTGTTTGTGACTGCATTCCACTCTTTGACTCTTGCAGTCGTGCTACTGATAGAACCTGTGATAATTTCATTGTAGATGAAAGAACCACCAAGATCTGTTCCAACGCCTGGACCTTGGAAAGTAATTGTAGGTGCTTCGGTATAACCAAATCCAGAATTAGTGATGTATGCCGCAGTAACAATACCAGCAGCACTGATAGTTCCAATTCCTGCACCTGCTTGACCTGATGGTGGATCTGAAAATGTAATTGTTGGACCAAATGTATATCCAGAACCTGCATTTGTGAGTGTAATTGTCTGAACTGACATACGAGTAGTAATACCGGCAGTAGCAATCGCACCAGATCCATTTCCACCCTGAATGGTAATCAGAGGTGCTACAGTATAACCGCATCCTGTATTAGTAAGGTTGATTGATACGACTTTACCTGTTCTACCATCACAACCAATATAGTCATAACTAAGTGACGCAAATCCAACAGCAGTTACACCACCAGATGGAGCGGAGGAGAACGCAACTTTAGGAAGTGAAGTATATCCACCACCCATATTAAGAATACTAATTTGCTGAACGCTACCACTAGCGCAAGTGCTTGCTATTCCTGTTGCTGTCACACCATTACCAACAAGTGTGAGTGTTTGAATGTATCCAATTTGTTCGATTTCATCATCAATTGTTTCAACACCAGTGTCCAGAACTTCATCTTCATATCTAAACAGTTCACATCTTAACTGATACACATAGTTTTTTTGAAGTTGATAGAAAGGTTGTTCGTGTTCTACATATTTGATTTCAAACAATCTATCCCCAAGTGGAAAATAAATTATATCTCCCTCTTTCGGTCTAGTTGCAAGTTCAATATTTGGAAGATTTTTTATAAGAGGTGTAATATAGTTTTCAAATCTTTCCCTTGATATAATTAATGTTAAATCATCTTGTTCTTGAATACCAAATTTAGAAAGAAGAGTTCCTTGTCCTCCATATCCCTCATAACTATCAACATATGCTTCAATTGGATAAGCATTATCGAATTCTGACTGAATGACCTCTTTAATTACAGTGAACTTTGAAATGTATTTACGAGGCATATAGTATACCTCAATACCATACATTTTGATTTGTTCATTCACAAGGCTTTGAATTAAACCTTGCTCACTATTAGTGCCGTTTTGAAAGAATGGATTTAACATCAATCATCACCCAATAAGATCAAGCGGAGGAAGTTCATATGTGCTGAGCATTTTTGCTTTGATCTCATCAAGTTCACGTTGTCCATCATCATATATCTGTCTTCCATTAAATTCAATACCGCCTGGTAGTTTTACGCCTTGGAACTTGATCAAGTTCTGACCCCATTGACGTTTAATAAGTGCTGTTAAATATGGTTTAAGAAAAGAATCATTATAAACTTTATAGTAATCATTTGGATTCATCGCTTTCCAGCAATCAATAATTAAAAAATCGCCTGTTCTTAGTTTAGTAAATGCTACGTCAAGATATAATCTATCTTGTCTTTGATTAAATCTAATTTGTTTATGAGTGTTGAGCAAGAAGTTAAGTGTTTCCAAATAACTCATTGCCATTGAATACGAAAGAATGTCGGTTGTTCCCCAAAAGTAAATATCATTGAGAAATAACTGATATTCAAAATTAAACATATTCGAAGAATTTACCGACTGAGCATCATCATATTGAAATACTTTATTAATTCCAATAACGTCAGGGGGAACTTGAATATAATTACTGTTTTCATTATATGTAAATGTAGTGCTTACTCCATCAATATTGGCAGTAGCAGTTGATGTGGTGATTCCTAATCCACCAGCATTGCTTGGTGGTGCTCCAGATGGCCTTGCTTTCCCTCTATCAATATCGTCTTGTGTTACTTGATATTTAAGATATACTTGTTGAACACCATCAAAATGTCTTTCTTGAAAGAATTGAATGGCGTCATCCATTAAATCCTGTAGTTGTTCATCAGCAACGTTGATTTCAACTACAGGAGCACCTAATTGCCTTAAGCAGTAGTCAATAAGTTCTTGTCTAGTGGATGGTTGCGCCATTATGAGACATTACTTTTTTATTATTTAGGGTGTTGAAGAGACTCCTGTTATCACCATTACATTACCAGTCACCAATTCATAAATTGTAGATGCTGTGCCTGATCTTGTAAATGTAACTGCTGTCCCTGGTAAAATTTGTGTTGAGATTGTGCTGGCAGTTCCAATTGTTATAGTTCTTGTAGATGTCGCCACACTGACAACAGAAGCACCAGTTATTGAAGAACCAATAGATACGGAATCACCGATAGCAACATTAGTAACTTTGTTTAAAGTAAGTGTAGTGGAACCAATTCCAACGGTGTTTCCTACAGATACGGAGGTATCGAGAATATCTAAAGTAGATTGTGTTCCAGTCATTAGGATATTATAAACATATCTACCACCTTTTAGTGCCCTCGTTAGAGTGGGTGACAGTGATAATTTAAATTCACCATCAATTGCACTTGTAATTCCAACTGTGAAAGAAGCGGCAGGAACCCTCGATGAACCAATTGAAACGGTCTTTGTCATTTGAGAAGAACCACTCCAACCAGTTAAATCATATGATGACTTATCATTATTGGTAACTTTAAAAGTAGAGTCAAAGGTGGCACCAGTATTAATTGTTAAATTAACAGCATAAGGTGTTCCTACTGTGGGGTCGAATGTGATTGTATTATTCGCCATTTTGTGCTAACGCCTTAAGTAAAGATTTGATATCGTCTAAGTCACCTTTAATATCATCAACTTTTTGTTCAAGTGAATCGACCCTGTCCTTTTCAGAAGCGAGCCGATTCCTAGCAGCGATGTAATTGTTATATTCGGTTTGATCTTTATTGACAATCGCTCCCGTATTTTTATCACGGAAGAGATTATCTTTTCCTTCAATTGGAATAAGCATTACACAGCAGCAATAACTCTAAAGTTTCTAAACTGTGGAACAACTGCTTGGTTGGTAGATGTTCCAATCAATTTAATTCTGAAGAACTGGAATGGTTCCAAATTATCTATAGAGAATTTATATTCTTTGAAATAGTTCAATGAAGGAACCTGTGTATAAACATCAGACTTAGGAACAAAGATATCAGGACCACCATCCGAGTTAAATGATTGAACTACTCTTCCAAATTCATTTGTGTTATTAATACCAGGGAAAGGTGTAAATACACATTCTTCAGCAGGTAGATCTTGACCCAATGCATAGAACATTCTGATATCATTATAATCAGAAACATAACCATCAATAAAAACTCTAAGTGATGTAGCGGGATTTTCAAGAACGATATTCTTGGTAACATACATCAAACTATTAGGATCAAGTTGAACTGACTTAACTCTACCATCAGTAGAATAGTTAGTGACAGGTGCATTTGCTCTATTTGAGATAAACAGAACAGAGGCATGATCAAGATCAATAGCAGGTGATAGTCTGCCGTCAGATGTATTAAGATTGACATTTAAAGTCAATGATTTATTACCAGGAAGTGCATTTAAGTAAGTTCTTTCATTTACAGGTGAAATAACAGCACGTTGTGATTCAAAGTAATTTTTTTCATTAAGAGAAACTTCTTGATAACCTTTATCTAAGAAAGAAATCTCCGTGCCATCAACACTAGTTTCTGAAACACTTCTTATTGAGGCATTTAAGGAACTTCCGTTAGGTGATGTTGTTCTGAGATTTGGAATAACAACTGAGTAAGGGAGATTGTATGAACCCTTAACACCTACACCACCTCCAGTCTTAGTATTTTCAAAATAATGCGAGGCGAAGGTCGTGTTAGTATCACTTCTATCAACACCACTTTGAGACATATCAACTTTAACATGATAAGAATCAATATCAATTGGATTGGGAATGGTGACATCTGCCAATTGATGTTCTTTGTTGATTCTTCTTAGTGATACGCCACCAAATTCATAACGAAATACAAGTTCATTTAATGCATGAGTTGCTTGGATAGTATTATCAACACCTCTACTAGTAATACCAGTAAGAGAATTTCCAGATGTGCCAGTATAAGAAATAATTTCATTACCAATTTTAACATAACCGGGATTATTAGTGCTTACTGGAAGACCCTCAAAATCTGCTAAATTCTCAGTTGTTCCCACTGAAATTGAATCAGTTGAAGTCCTTGAATAAGAAGCACTAAGAGCAGTTGGAACAATATCTGATGCAATATTCTTTAGTTCAACCCTATTAGTGTTGGAATACATTCCATGGTTTCTTTGGAAAACCTTAACATGTAAACCATCATTTTCAGGAGTGACCCTAATCGGAGATACTGGAACAATACTTCCTCCAGTTCCAACATTTACATCAGATGTAATTCCAGCAGCTGTTGTAAATCTAAGATAATTATCAGA